CGCCTTTAAGGGCCACTACAGGGACATCTACGAGCACGTGCGGCGTGAAGGAGTGGAGGAGGATCTAAACGTTGAGTTGGTAGCCCTGGCCGAAGCTTTGAAAGTTCGTGTCATTTCCAAGGGACCAGCGTATACGTATTTCCTCCTGAAGCCGGTTCAGAAGTTCTTCTCCAAGTTGCTTGGTAAGTTCGATATGTTCCGGCTCACTAGAGAGACAGTGAGCACGGCGTTCTTAAACAAGAAGTTCGCCTCGGGTGAGGGTCTGTTCCATTCGCTGGATTATAAGTCAGCGACAGATCTTCTAAACCCCTTATGTTCACTGGCGGCGGTTGATGCACTTGCAAAGTGCACCCAGATGCCTGAAGATATCCACCTTCTCATGCGTGCAGCCTTGGTAGGCCACAAAATTGAGGGTGAGACACAGGTCTGGGGACAACTGATGGGTTCTGTGGTAAGTTTCGTGATTCTTTGTATTGTGAACGCTGCTGTTATTCGGTTCTCCTACGAGCTGGAGACAGGTAAGCGTTGTTCTCTTCGTGACTGCCCCGCGGTGGTTAACGGAGACGACGGTTTGGTGCGTTCCGGCAAGCATTTCCTTTCCATCTGGGAAGATGTTGCGTCAGTAGCCGGCCTCAAGCCCTCAGTCGGGAAAGTCTATTCACATGAGACATATCTCAACATCAACTCCACTAGCTATACCTTCCGTGATGGTCGGTTCCTGCTGGCACCCTATGTCAACCTGGGGTTGCTCTACGGGATGCAGCGGAGTGGAGGTGAGCGAACTGCGCGTCAATCAAAACACGCAGCACTCGAGAAACCCAACTTTGATCCAAGAGCTCTTTCTTTGGGAGCTCGCCACCGAATCCTTTTGGCGTCTTGCCCTGAGCGACTAATTCCATCAGTCCATCAGGCGTTTTTGGCGATCAATCGTGATCTCTTGTCCCTTTTCCAGGATTTACCCTGGTACATCCCTGAGGAGTTCTGCGGCCTCGGCCTGGAACCTGTTAAGGCCTATCGTCTCACTGACGATGTGGACACTAGCTCGGTAACGTATAAGTACGGCCCGAGTCCCCGAGATGTAGCGGTCGCTGAGTACATCAGTGAGCACCCTGAGTCTAATTTTGCTACTCGGATGCCCACGGATGCCCCTATTCAGATCCGCAAGGTGTGGACAACTCTCATTCCATTCAATCCTCGTCCTCAATTCGT